AGATATACATGTATATGTAATTGTATCACTATCTAAAAAAAGCACTTTTGATTCACCGATTAATTCAGATATATACATTCTTTGCCAGAATAACGGTATATTTTTATATGGTGATATTATATTGGTTATATCGTTTGGTAATTCTAGTTTATCTTCACTCAATATATAAAAATTTAAAACATGTTTCTTTGATCTAAAGAACTTTTTAATCATATCAATAGAATAAAGAGTTAAATTTATAAACAGTTTACTATCATTAATTACATAACATATGTTAATTTTATTCATTTTAATTTATTAAACTTGGATATATATTTAGCATCTCCATCACCAGACCACATATAAGCGTTATTAAGACATTTATTATCTTTATATCTAGAATCTAATCTACCTATAGATAATGGGTTAGTTGACATAATATAACTTAATGCATCTACATCTGCATCCCAATCTCGCCATTTTTCCCCTGTGAATATAAAATCACATACTTCTTTAAAAAATAATATAGTGTTTTTATTATTGTTAATAAAAAGCATACCTTCATTATCAAATATATGTTCAATACCGTTAACAACAACTGGTATTATATACATATCTTTATCAGTTTTATTGAATATATGATCTATATTTTTATTAAATACAGTATCAGCGTCTAAGCATAATATATTATTATAACCATTGGCTAGTAGAAAGTTAATATTTTTAAATCTACTATGACAAGTGTAAACTCCTTGTTCACTATATAATAAACTGCTGATATATTTTATATCTTTTGATAATATACCAGCATCACGATTAGTATTATCTTCTATCTCCCCTTTCTTAACCATATTATTGCAAGTAGATAACAAATAGTTATTATCTCTAATAATTTGTATATTATAACCGTCTAAGTCGTGGATCTGTTCGTTAGTAAAGTTTACCGCATATACGTAAATATCTGCAATAGTACCATGTATAGTTATTGTATCTAATGCTCTCTTTAGATAATTAACATATTTATAATCTGACGATATCGTTATTGCTGATTTATTCAACATAGTTACTAAGTTTATTTACATCTGTACATTTTTTTATAAATGATTCATCATATTTTATTTTACCAGTACCAGACCACATCACTGAATTTTTATTAAGTGTTTTATCTTTATATTTTGAATCTAGTAATTTAACTGATATATCGTTATTTAAAAATTTATGCAATGCGTAATTATCTACATTCCAACCCATATATTTTTCCCCGGAAAAAATATAATTATTAATTTTTGATATATAATTTTTTATTTTTTTATTATTTTTAAATAATAAAAACCCTTCATTAGAAAAAATATTTATATTACAAATATTTGTATCCTTTACAGTATATATATCATATTGTAAATTATTGAAAATATCATCAAAGTTTTTTAAGAATAATGTATCAGCATCTAAACTTAAAACGTTATAACCTTTATCCAGTAATTCTTCGATCGATAGAAATCTTGAATGACAAGAGTAATAACCACGCGGACTACATAAAACTTTCTTTACATCAGTAATTTTTTGAATATCATAATCTGTAAAATCCCATTCATCTTTTGTTTTAAAAATATTTTTTATTCCACTTAATTTTGGGTTATCGATAATTAATTTTATATTAGGATATTTTTTTTTTATTTCATCTATTTGTAAATCCTTAAAATCTACCAATCTTACAAAAATATCTATTTTAGTTTCAATAGTTTGTATAGAATCTATAAATGAATATAAATACTTAATGTAATTATAATCCACGCTAACTGTTATTGCATTATTCAAAATAATTTTCTAAAATACCTTTTCTTCTTATATCTAATGTGGTGCAGTGATGACCACCACTAAAAATTTCGCAGTGCCTAAAAGGAGTTCCAATAGCTTCAATATTATGTTTTTTTAGTAATTTATTTAATATTTTTTCATATTCTGAATGACATACAATTAATTCCGGTGATATACTAAAAACGTTTAATTCCACTCTAGGTGAAGCTAGTTTTATACCTTGAGATTTATAATCCTCTTCACTACGATCTCTCATAGGAATATAAATAATATCCCATGATTGCAATTCCGGTGGTAATTTTTCTTTTATATATTCTCTAGTTACAATTGCAACACCTGGTTTTAATGGTAAAAACGACGAATCAATATGAGAATCTGTTAAAGATACAGTCAGTACTTTGTAATCATTACCTAATGTATTTTGTAACCATTGAGCTCCTAGTTTTTGATTTTCGTTTGCAACATTCATTAATATATGTTTACCCATACGCACACAATTTGCTGTATCAAACATTATTTCATACCCGCAATCCATATAATGTGTTTTACGTTGTAGATCAATATAATGCTGCTTACCATCATCTTCATTTATATAAGATAAATCAAAACTATTATCAGTCATTAAAGGTTTCGGAGATTGTATCCATTTACTACCACCTTTAAAATATTCTAAAAAAAGATGATGTAAAAAGTCATTTTCAAAATATCTAAAACGACATACTGGAGATGATTCAATAATTGTATCACCAACGATCATCGCCATATCTCTAACATTTAATGCCGGGTGATTATTACTACTCCATAAAGGTGTCTTAATTTGTTCTAACCGCTGAGGTTTTTTAGGTCTACGTACTTTTATATTTAAAGATTTAAGTAATTCACAGAATTTTTCTAAATCTTCAGAATGCTCTTCACAATGACGCTTTTTTATAGAATAATATGGTGGGTTACCAAATTCATATTGCTTTTGATTTGTATTACGAAGATTATCGTGGAAAAATAAATTAAAGGATAAATCTAACAATGGTAAACTTGTAGGAAATCCATCACCTACTATAACTTCTTCAAGTGGGTCCCATTCATTATGGCTATTTACTGTATTCATCATCAAATTTTTTCATTTCAATTAATTGTGTCTCAAAACTACGTTTCACCATACTTCTATGTATTGAACATAATGACCTATCTAAATATTTTTTTATTATTGTACCTTCAATATTTTGCGCTTTTAATTTAATCACTTTAATATTTAAATTATATATATCGTTTATCAAGTTACATAATTCATATTTACTAATAACTTTAGAGCTAAAAATATGACGAACACCGTTCCAAAAATTTTCATGTACTATAATTTTAAATATTTGTTTAGCTAACTCGAGAGCAGTTATACCATTCCATAGACAGTTAATATACCCATCAATCGTTTTATTTTGATTATTGATAACCCATTTCATTAAACCTACACCATCATCATTTAAATCGTTACCAATAAATGATGTTCTAATTATAGTACCATTTATAACTCTCTTCTTCGTTATAGCGTATACATCAGTTGCATCACACTCATCCATCTCACTATAGTTACCTTTATCTCCTTTAAATACACAATCAGAGCATATATGTATAAACCTTGCATCATTATGTTTACATATGTTATTTAATATAATAGGGAATGTTGTGTTTATAATATGAGTTTCATTGATACCTACAGTATTAATATATGGTTTTAAAATTCCAACACAATTAATTACAACATCATTTTGATTTACTATTTTATAAAAATAATTTACATCAACATTTAAGGCATCAAAGTGATTTCTATTTAACTCTACAACCTTAAAATATTGTTTCAGATAGCTTGAGATATACCTACCAGCCATTCCTGTAGAACCTAAAACTATTATTTTCATTTAAAGCAATTTAATTTAGATAAATCTACTGCGTAATTATCACTACAACCACTATCTTTATTATCCCCGTTAACATTATAAAAATTATTAATACCCATTACTGCTTGTTCTGGTGACATATACATATGGTAACCTAAATAATTAACACCCATATTAATTATATCATTATAAAATATTGAAGGTCTACCATCATATCTCATAGCTCTAAACCATTCATAAGCATCTTTATCATCTGTTAAAATCATACCACCTTTACCAGTAGATAATATTTTTTTAAAGTGAAAAGATATACAATATAAAGTATCTGGAATGTACATACCCTTTGTAAAACGCTGAGCAGAATCAATAACAGGTAACGGGTCTAATTTATAAGCTCCTTGCCATTGAGTATTTGTAAAACTAACTTCAAAGCCAGCATGCTTGACTTGCATAGGTACTGATATATATGTCTTTTCCGGTACATTTACATGTTCATTTTTATATTGATACACATCTTTACAGTATTTTAATGATAAAAATAACGCATTGGTGCAGCTATCAATAGCTATTGCATATTTACTACCTGCATATTCTGCTATTATTTCTTCAAATTTATCTACATTATCCCAAACTGTCTTCATGATTTTTGATATATTAAATTAAAACCTTCGGCATATTTTGTATTACATTCCATACCTCGAAACATTGCATATGTTTTTATACCATTCTCTGACCTCGGATTAGGAAACTCTCTAACTTCGTTCTTATATTCACCAAAACGTTTTATTTTATAATTTATATTAGCTAATGAAAGTTCTTCATAATAATTACACTTAAAGTTATTATTAAATGATTGTGTCGTAGATGATGGTATTTCATACATTAAAATCTTATCAGGTGAATGTTCTTGATATCTTCTTAAAACAACTTCACACACTTCATGAACTGCTTTATGATCCATATTAAAGTCATCTTTATTAGGTATAAAAACTATATTCGGTTTTAAATTAATATATATATCTTCAACACTTCTTAATAATTCATTTTTTACTATATTATATGATTGATCCTCAAACGGTAAAATATGTACAGATGTAAAATCTTTTGTGGCTTTTTCTATTTGAATACTATCATCAATTTTTCTTACACCACATATTATTACATGTACTTCATCACCAGCATTAAGGTACTTGTGAGCTGTTCCACCTACTCCGAGCAGTTCATCATCCGCATGCGGAGCTATTATTAAGTAATTTATCATACTTGTATATTGTATATACTTTTTATAAAAAGTCAACCAAAATTATTTTGGAGGACTATAAATTAATTTTGAAGATGTTATACCTGGAATGCAAGGATCTAGTTGCGTACCTTTTTTTTGTAAGAAAACTTGGTATAATTTATATTCAAGTTGAATACATATTGTAGTTAATATTTCTTTATTTTTTTTCCTATTATAATAATCGTAAAAATGTAAATGATTTTGAATATTATCACACCCATCACGTTCAATAGTGATATTAACTAAATGTCTTATATGTTCATTAGATTTAAAAAGATCACTAGTATATTCTAAATTATATTTCTTTTTATAAAAATAATTATGACCACAACAATAATATAAATCATTACCACTTAAGATAAGAGACTCCCATATATCATTTTCTATTTTATTCAAATAATTTGAACATTTTAAAAATGAATAGTAGTCTTTTTTAAAATCTGCATCAAAAATATTTACAGTTTTAAATAAAGTATCTTTACCATGTAAAAAATATACTAAATTTATATGTCCTTTCATTTTATATAATTATATAAAACTTTACTACCTTCAAGAAAATTAACTGTTGGTTCCCAGTTTAATAGTTTTTTAGCTTTTGAATTATCAACTACCTTACCTTTATAATCACCTAATCTTTCATCTGTATATAAAATTTTAACTTCTTTTCCATGAAGCTCTTGGACTCTTTCTGCAACATTTTTAATAGATATTGATTGATCACCTTCTAAATTAATTATTTGATTTTTTGCTTTTTCAGATAATGCTAACCTATTACCTCTTGCATGGTCAGTAACATAAAGAAAATTCCGATGTATATTACCATTCCCGGTAACTACTAAAGGTTTACCTAATATTGCATTCGATATAAATTTTGATAAAACTGTATCTGGGTGACAACCTGGACCGTATGCAATACCGTATCTTAGAATTGTAAAATCTATACCTTTAACTTTTTGATAGTTTCTAATTATAGCTTCACACGTCAGCTTACATGTTGTATATATGTGATCACTATTAGAAATAGATAGAATAGTATCTTCGTTAACATCTGTAATATTACATACACTGTATACCCAAACTGTTGATGAAAATATAATTCGCGGTATACCCAATTCATGCATGGCATCTAACGTATTCGTTAAAGACATTATATTGGTATTAACTGCATGTTTTATATCAGTATGATTTTCTTTACTATCAGATATTGCAGCAAACATATAGACTGCATCAAATTTTTCGGTAGATAGAGCTTTTTTTAGATGTTTAAAATTTAATACATTAACACAAATATCACTCTTTTTATTGACGTCTATTGTAGTTACGTTATAACCATGTTCTACTAATTCATTTTTAGTATACGTACCGATAAACCCTGAACCACCTATAATAGCTATATTACCCATTATAATATTATACCATTTAACCTCCTTTATACAACGGTGTTTTTAATAAATCTAAATATTTTTTCGATAAATAATATTTTTCACAAACTAAAGCTGTTCTAAATTTTATTTGATGAGTTATAGGAGTTACACTATGTAATTTACCTATAGGTATTGTTATAGAACTATTTCGTTTTGGTGCATAACTGATACCATCCATAACTATTTCTCCACCTTTCATTTCAGGGCATACATCAACATAATACACTTCTGTTTCAGGTGGGAGCCATGGCGGTGGGTCTGATATACCTGAATCTGGGTATATATCTATTAATGTTTCATATAAATCATCATCTACGTGCGGTGCAATATACCCCCTTTTTACTGAATACATACCAATAAAATGATATGCATTATAAATTCCTTTAATATTATACTTTAAAAAATCAGGTAAATCATCTTTTTTATATGTATTACAAAAAACTCTTTTACCTTCACCATCATCGGTTAAATATTTATTTGTATGTATCCACTCATATATCTTTTTACACTGATCTTCAGGTAGATAATTTTCTTTAAGTTCTGGTAATTGTTTTATCATTTTACATATATATAAGATATTTTTGTATTAATATCAACCGCGCGTGGTGTATAGTTATTTGTATTTTTTACATTCATCTATATATAAATTATCTGTAAATTTTGTTGGACCTGAACCTGACCATATATGGGACTCTGCTTTTAAGCCTTCATCTTTATATGTAATATCTACATTTAAAATATTTACATTTTCATTAATAATTTTAGGTAATATTCGTTCGTCTATATCCCAATCATATATATTTTCATGTACAATATTAGTTAAGTTTTTAAGAATATCTTTTGTTTTAGAATTATTTGATACACCTATTAAACCACCGTGATATAAAAAATCTGCTCCTTGAAGTCTTGTACTACCACCTATTTGTTCGGTATATGGTTTATCTTTATAAAAACAAAAATCATTTTTGTTTAATTCAATATATAATTTAGTTAAATCCTTGCGAATAATAGTATCAACATCAACATAAATAACGCTATGTACACCTGCATTTAAGAGGTTCAATAAAGTATCAAATTTTATATTAGAACAATATGATATCAATTTACTATAAAATAATTTCACCGGTTTTATAGTTGTTTTATTTTTGTAAAAAAAATCATCTGTGGCATATAAACCTTCACTAGTTGTTAAATTTCTTTTTGTACATAGATCTTTTTTATCTAATATCACATTAATTTTTTTGCGAAATTGCTGCACATCGTTATCATTGCAGTCTACAAATCTACCTACTATTTTGATATTTGGACTATTTTTTAATATTGAATTAACTAATATCTTTGCAAAAGGTATATAATTTTTATCAGTCGTAAACATTATAACATCTTTGTTTGTTAGGTCTTTGAACATTTTATTTGTTATTATTATTTTTATTATATTCTTTAAGTTTTTGTTCAAACATATCCGATTTTTTTTGGTCCCCAACACCACTCCACATATAGCTATCCGCATTATATTCAGGGCCGTTATCTTTATATTTTTTATCTAAAACTAACATTTTAATATCAAGTTCTGATAATAATTTTTTAAATTCAAACTCATTTGAGTCTATAGCTAATATATCAAGCCTAGACATCTTTATTGCCAAATTTTCATAAAATTTCTTTGAAAGTTCAGTATTATTAACATACATTAAACCTGTATCCGGGAATACATAACCGCAAGCTAAGTCTAAATTAGCATCCCACGGACCAACATACATTGCTATATCATAATCTTTTGATTCTGTTATTATTGAACTAAAATTTTTATTTATTATAGTATCTACATCAAGATATACGATATGTTTAAAATTGCTATCAATTAGCATTTTAATAGTATTAAATCTTATATTACAGCAATATTTTCCTTCACTTTTTGTAAACTTTGACTTACCTAACTTTATTGATTTTAGTAATTCTTGATAACCCATTTCGTTTATGTCACAGGATTTATTATCAAATGGTTTTGTTTCATACATTTTATATAAATCAAAATTAGTATATTCATTATCAAATTTATTACAATTTACCAATCTTAGCACAACATTTAAATTTGTAGTATGTTTTTCAACGGAATTTAAAAACGGTTTTATATAGCGCATGTATTTTTGATTTGTTGTACATGCTATTGTAAGTTTGTTTTTGTCCAACTCATTTATATTTTTGACATTCATTACGCGTATATCGTTATAAAATTTTACTTATGCATCTTTATATTTAAAGTATTCATTTATATAATCATTATTACAAATTTTTGCACTTGTTTGACCGCTCCAAACTGCATTTTTAGTATTAAATTTTGGTCCATTATCTTTATAATACTCTGTCAACTTATTAAGTTTTATTTGGTTTTTATATTTTTCTATATAAAAAACATGATCAAATTCATCTTCATCAGCTTCTATATCATATAAATTATCATTAACTCGTAATTCAACATCTTTAAAAAAATCTATAGATATATCTGTATTACTACCTATTATAATACCTGCATGCCAACCAAAATATTTTTCACCATATTGGGTTATTTCTTTTAAGTGTTCATCTGGAGATATATACATAGCTATATCATATCCTAATACCGTTTTATATATGTCATATATATCTTTACGTACTATAGTATCTACATCCATATAAACAACGCATTTTACATCAGCTTTTAATAATTGATTAATTGTATTATATTTAATGTTAGAACAATACGCTGCTTCTTCAGAATATAACCAACCTATTCCTTTGAAATCGCTGTTTGTTTTACGTTTAAGTTCAGATATTGTTCTATTAACAATTTCAGTTTGATTTATAATTTTTCTTTCATCACATAGTTCTGTATTATCTATACAGAAAAATATATTACAATTTTTATATACTTCTTTAAGTTGTTCAATGGTCTCATTATCAACATTAACCAATCTAATTAATACATTTATTGTTGGTGAATTTTTAACGATACTATTTAAGAATGCCCGTGTAGGTTCAATATAACGCTGATTACATGTACATGTTAATACTAAATTTTTATCTATAATATTAATATTTTCTGTATTCTTTAATATATCTACCATACCAAAATGTATAATAATAAATATTATACTATGTATTTATAACTTTCAAGTTTTAACTTACATTGTAAGTATCTACTTCTACCATGTTGATCTTCGATAAAATTTGGTACAGGGAATAATATTGGAGGATATTCTTCTAGTATTTCCTGTGGTTCAATAAGATTTTGCCGAGTAACATTACTATCATCAACTGCACTAGTTATCATCGAACAAATTAATTCTAATTCATTTATTTCATCTTCATCTAAAGAAGATTCATCAATTTCACCTTTAATCGTCTCAATAGCTTTTTGTTTATAAACTTCTATTACATCTACATACCTATCTTTAAAATATTCTATATTTTCTATTTTACCATTTTTATATTCATCAAGAGTTATGTTAAATACTATTGAAAATACAACTTCATCGTAAGTTAGTATCTTAGTATTAAAAAATAAATGTGAATAAATATTAAATAACTCTTTACTGTAGTTTTTATTATACTTAACTACATCAGATACCAGCTTATCATTTGTATCAATAAATTCATCAACGATTTTTATAACCTCATTGTTAATGAGATTAATTTTATCTTTATCATTAAGAAAATATAATTCAACAGTATCTTCCAGACCAGCAGCATCTACACCGTAATAATGGTATGCTAATTGTTGATCTGTTAGGTATTCAAACCACACTTTTTGAATCACATCAAAAAAACGATAATATAAACCGTTATTATTTTTATAATTATAATCTATATTTTTATTATATTCACTACCTATAATATCAGTATTTAAAGTTACAAATCTTTGAACTGGTAGTTTATCATCTAAATATTCAACACCAATAATACATTTACTAGCTATATTATTAACTTTTTCAAAGTGTGATTCAATTGTTTCCATATATTTATTATATTTATATTAAGATTTTTTATAATCTACAATCAATATATTATTTAGTTATACGCGGTTTGTAATATTTCTCTGGATACAATAGTTCCGGTCTTCATCATTATAACCGACGCAAACCGTTGCAGATACAATACTTTGACCAGCAGCACTATTTAGACCATCTCGAATATATACGACTTTATTGCCGTTGGAGTAACCAGTACTGGTCGCGACCCGGCAGTTGGCGTCGGGTGAACTTACAGTTTCAATTCGTTCAATCCACTGACCAGTCTCAAACTTGAAATTATATACTTTTTGATTATTTTTAGTTACGATGGAGTTACAATCTATGTTAATAGCTATCAGCCCATCGTTGTTATCGCCGTACGTTGACCATGATTCGGCTCTCGCGTAAATGTGTCCTGTTACCACTGACGCGTCGTAGAAATTACTAAATTTTTGATTTGTAGCCGCACCGGTCGAGTTTGGCATACTTGCTTGATTTTTATAAAAATTTGTTGATGTTTCAATACTATTTACTGACGTTGGTGTAACTGTCGTTTGATCAAGTTTACATTTTCTTACAACATTCATACATGATGCACTAATGCTGCTACCGGTAGGTGGAAGATACTTATTGGCCATACAATTATTTATTATAAATATAATATTTAACAAGTATATTAATAAAAATTACGTTACATAACAATATCGTATTTATGTCTGGATCTAAAAGATAACCGTTACCATTTCTTACATGCCCAGTAACCTGCAGTAGTTCTATCTTTCTTTTGATCACATTTATGTCTGGCTCTAAAAGATTTACGAGCTTTTGGATTACTCTTACGAATCTTCATCGTCTTCTCACCACGTCTTTTAGCAGATGTACCACCGTGCCCAAAATTTACCTTTTTAACGTTACCGGTCTTAGGATCCTTTACATAAACCTTAAACTTCTTTACATCTCCTCTCATAGGTTTGTTAAGTTTTACTTTTCTACCTCTGTACTCAGCATCTTCTTCATATGCTTCCATTAAAGAGGTGTATAATTTGTCGAAGGTCATTTAATTATTTAATAAATAATAATAT